GTCCACAAGGTGATCTTGGACCTCAGGGAGCCACAGGTCCTCAAGGTCCTCAGGGTGATACAGGTGTTCAGGGTCCTCAGGGTCCTCAGGGTGATACGGGTCCTCAAGGTTCACAGGGTCCTCAGGGTAGTCAGGGTCCTCAGGGCAGTCAAGGCCCTCAAGGTGCTACGGGTACATCGTTTACTTGGAAAGGTACATGGAATTCTTCAACAACGTATGTGTTGAATGATGTTGTTGAATACAACGGGGCTTCATACATTTGTATTATTTCTAGCAGTTTTAATACTGCTCCTCCTCTTGTAACTGACTGGAATCTTGTTGCTGATAAAGGCGCGCAAGGCGCGCAAGGATCACAAGGACCGCAGGGTGATACAGGCCCTCAAGGTGCTACTGGACCTCAGGGTGCTACTGGCGCGCAGGGTCCACAAGGTGATACAGGACCTCAAGGTGCGACAGGACCTCAGGGTTCGCAGGGACCTCAAGGTAGTCAGGGTCCACAAGGTGATACAGGACCTCAGGGTTCGCAGGGACCACAGGGGCCACAGGGACCTCAGGGTGCTTCGGGTGTTGCTGGTGCGTTGAATGATTTGTCGGATGTGACTATCACGGGGACACCTGCGAATGGGCAGGCTCTTGTTTATAGTTCTGGGACGAGCCAATGGATAAACTCTACTGTCTCTACTAATCCGATGAACGATTCAAAGTTTACTGCGATTATTACAACTGATGTAGGAGTTTGAGATGGCTGTTGGTGATAGGACTGAGAAGCGGTTGGCTGGCCCGACTGGTTTAGGTACATCGAATGGGACGATTGCGACTGTGCCTGCGTCTCGTCAGTGGACTACGAAGCAGATTGTGTTTACGAATACTTCTGGTGTTGAGGCGTTGGTGTATTTCGCTATTGGTACGGCTGCGACTGCTAGTAATCGTGTGTTTTCTGCGTTGCCGATTGCGAAAGATGACACGGTGGTGTTTGATACTGCGCTTGTGGTTGACGCTGCTGAGACGTTTCAGGGTTACGCTGATCGTACTGGTGTGAATGTGACTGTTGTTGGTTGGGAGAAGGAAGTCTGATGGGGATTAGTTCGGGGCTTGGTGGCACGGTTGGTGCTGTTCCTGCTGGTGGTGTGATGCCGTTTGCTGGTTCTACTGCTCCTGCTGGTTGGCTTCTTTGTTATGGTCAGGCTGTTAGCCGTTCACAGTATGGCGAGTTGTTTGCTGTGTTGGGGACTTCGTATGGATCGGGTGATGGTTCTACTACGTTTAATCTTCCTGATTTGCGTGGTCGTGTTCCAGCAGGTTTAGATAACATGGGGGGTTCTGATGCTGGTCGTCTTGATTGGGCTAATACTTTGGGTACTAGTGGTGGTACACAGACGCATACGCTAACTAGTGCTGAGTCTGGTTTGCCTGCACACAGTCACACAACAAAAACTATTTCTAATCTTGCGAACAACAATGGTTTGTGGCATAACAATGCAGACACAGTTGCTGGTGGCGACGGTTCTACTGGTGGTGGTCTTATTACGGTGGCTCAAAATGCTGCTGCTAATGCTTCTTCAGCCCACAACAACATGCAGCCAACACTTCTATTGAATTACATCATCAAGGCATAACAATGGGCATCTCAAACATTGCTTCTAACTTGCGTCCTGGTATCTGCACTTCTAGCACACGCCCTACCACACCGTATGAGGGTCAAGTCATTTACGAAACTGACACTAATCGCGTGTTGGTTTGGGATAACGCTGCATGGGTTGCACCAAATAGCACGACTACTAACCCACCAGCATTGGAATTTATAAAGTCACAGACAGTTGGCACTACTGTTTCTAGTGTGACTGTGACGAACGCATTTAGTTCTGATTACGATAATTATAAAATCATAATTTCTGGGATTGATACAACAAATTCATTTGGAAATCAATTTCAAATGAGATTGGCAAATGCCGCTAATCACTACGGTTCAATTTATGCTGATTTATACAATGGTGGAGTATCGCAGTTTTATAGGACAAATGCTCAAAATCAATTCTGGATGGGGTTTTGCAGTCCTGATAACGATTTGAATGTTACGTTTGATATAATAAATCCACAAAAAGCATTTAGAACAACATGGAATGGTTTTTATCATGGTTCTGCTGTGATGGGGTGGCTTAGTGGTTATTACAGTTTAACCACCCAATTTACTGATGTAACTTTTCTTGTTGATGTTGGAACTATGACTGGTGGGACTATTCGTGTGTATGGATATAGGAACTAAACATGGGCTTGTCAAATTATCTTCCAAATAGTCGTATCAATCAGTCTGGTGTTTGTACTTCCTCTACTCGTCCTGCGTCACCGTATGAGGGGCAGGTTATTTATGAGACTGATACGGACAGGGTGTTGGTGTATAACAATGCTGCGTGGGTTGACCCGTCAACAGGGAAAACAGGACGTTCAGGGTTGGTTGTTATGACTCCAACATCGGTTAGCGGTTCTGGTGTTTCATTAAGCGGCTCTACGGTGTCAGTGTCTGCTGCTTCATCTGCGACAATTAATGGTGTTTTTACTAGTGATTTTGATTTTTATCAAATAAGAATGTTTCTTCTTAGTAGTGGCTCTCAAGTTGCTATTACTGGTCAATTCACTATTGCAGGTACAGCGACTGCAACTAATTACACAACACAAAGTCTAAATGTTTATTCCACAACTATTGCTGCCGATTTGAACTCTAACCAAACATCATTTAGTGTTGGCAATACAACAACCAATACTTATGCACCTTTTATTTTAGAAGTGTTTTATCCAAATAATAATACAACTACTCATGTATTATCTCAAAACCATAATTACAATGCTTTCCCAGACATGCTTGGTTACAGAGGTGCTAGACATACAGTTGCAACACAGTTTGATGGAATAAAGTTTACTGTGAGTAGTGGAACTTTTAGTGGGACAATTCAAACTCACGGGGTGAATAAATAATGGGTATTTCTAATGATTAGTGTCGTCACTACGACATACAACACACCCGCCGACATCCTTGCCCGAACCTGGGCCTCCCTCAAACAACAAACCCACACCGACTGGGAATGGGTCATCTATGACGACTCCACCAACAACAACGTCTACCAACAAGTCTATGGATTCTGTGCAGACGAACGATACAAGATTCGCTACATCCGCCCCCATGTACCAACACGAGGCAACATCGGTCACGCAAAACGAGTTGGGTTCGGCGCAGCGTTCGGTGACATCCTTGTTGAGTTAGATCACGATGACGAATTAACCCCAGACGCTTTATCCCTCATCCATCTCACCTTCACCGACTTACCCTCTGTCGGGTTTGTTTACTCTGACTGGTGTGAGGTGTTCGCTGACGGGTCATCAGGTCGCTACCCCGAAGGATGGGCGTTCGGGTACGGCAAAGAATACTGGTCAGATGAGTACGGGGTGTGGGTGATGCAGGCTCCACCGTTGAACGCTGTCACCTTGTCGCACATTGTGTCTGCCCCTAATCATGTGCGGGCGTGGCGGGCATCCACCTATCACGCTGTTGGCGGGCATGACCCGAACCTGCCTGTCGCAGACGACTACGATCTAGTAGTGAGAACGGCTCTCAATACTGACTGTGTGCATCTACCGAAGATGCTGTACAAGCAGCACATCGCCCCTGTTACGGCGCAACGCACCCGCAACGCTGAGATACAGGACAGGGTGGCTGTCATCTCCGCTAAATACAAGGATCGCATACTGGACAAGTACCCAATTCAATGATGTATGATTAGCCAGTCCCCGCTACAAAGGAGCAATTATGCCCAAGGTTGGCAAGAAAGAATTTTCGTACGGCCCTAAAGGTATGGCTATGGCGAAAGCCGAAGCGAAAAAAACTGGCAAGTCCATGAAGATGGGCAAGAAGAAGATGAAAAAGAGTGGCAAGTAAGAAGAAGGTTTGGGATACCCCGAACCCGAAAAAGAAGTCATCTAAGTTGACTCCTTCTCAGGTGGCGGAGGCTAAACGTCGCGCTAAGGATGCTGGTCGTCCGTACCCTAACTTGATCGACAACATGGCTGTGGCTAGAAAGAAGAAGTAGTGGCGACTGTTGCCCAGGTTTTGAATCGTGCTTCCCGTCAGTTGTTGTCGGG